AAAAGATATTATAAATGAATTTATATTGCTTATTATAGAAGCATATAATACACCTGTAGAATATCCAAAAGACATATTACAAGAAAATAAAGATAATGATGAAGATGATGATTATAATAAACTATTCAATTTATTTGAATTTACAACATCAAAAGATGATTTTATTTCAAATGAGACATTAAAAGATATTATAAAAGAGAATAAGATACCATTTACAATAAAGAAATGTAAAATGTTATTAAAAACAAAAGGAGCTGAAGAACATAGAAAATCATCAGATAGAGGTATATGTTATTTAAAAACTAAATAATTATGTATTTAATGCATCTAGTATTTCTTTTATTTGAATTTTTATATTTTCAATATCTTCATATTTAGATAATAATTGATTTTTTAATTTTTTTAAAATAGTTTCATTATTATCATTTTCATTTATTTTATTTAAATATTTATTACATTTATAACATTGTATATTTAATTTTTCCAAATCATAACATTTACAATCCATTATATATAATATAAATATATAATATATATAAAATGAGTTTAGAACAAGTCAGAAACATAGCCTATAAAAAAAAGTTAATAAATAACGATAATGAATTAAAACATTCAACTAGAAAAGGTAAAAGATTTATGATATTACATAATGATAAATGGATACATTTCGGAGCATATCCTTTTACTGGTTTTGGGACATTTTTAGATCATAATGATAAAGATATTAAGAAGCAATGGAGAGCACGACATAGTAAAATAATGAAAGATGGAGAACCAGCATATAAAAATAAATCATCTCCAGAATATTACAGTTGGCGAATTCTTTGGGGTTGAATGGTAAAAATACCATTTAAGGAAATGATAATATTCATATATATGGAAGAATATAAAATTTGTTTTGACAACTATGAAATATCTAACTATGGAAATTGTAGAAGAAAATGTATAAATGGAAATTATAAGACTGTAAACGGTTCTATAACAAATAAAGGCTATAAATATTTTCAACAAAATAGAGATGGAAAAAGAAAAAATAATATGTTTCATCAATTAGTATATAAATATTTTATTGGAGATGTTGAAGATGGAAAAGAAATAGACCACATAGATAGAAATAAATTAAATAATAGACTTGATAACTTAAGAGCGGTTTCACATACTGAAAACCTACAAAATACCGAAAGATATAGAAATGATGTAACAGAAAATGATAAGATTAAAAGAAGAAATTTATTAGCAAAAGAAAGGGAAACGAAAAAAAGAAGACAGGCAGGTAATAAACAAATAAATGAAAAAGGAAACGGAAACATTCATAAACGAAAAGATACTAAAAATGACAGATATATGGCACAAATAACATGGAAAGGAATTAAATATTCAAAAACATTTAAAACAAAAGAAGAAGCAAATAATTATATCAATGAAATAAAATTAGGCTGATATAAAAATCCCAATATATAAAATATTATCATATTATATATAATGTTATCACTAAAAGATGGAACTAAAATTGCTATGATTGACAAAAAAAAAGATAAATGTATCTATATAAAAGATGACAGTAAAGAAACACCAGCAGAAATAGAAACAACACCACAAAAAAAATATGAATTATTTAAAAATTTTATTGAAAAAGATAAAAAACTTATGCGTTCTCAATTAGACAATCTTTTAGATGCTTACAAAAATAACAGTAAACCATATGATAGACTTTCTCGTAAATATGAAGAAGCATTAAATTTTGTAAATACATCGTTAAAACATTATTTAGATTTTTCAGATAAAACAGAATTAACACCTATAATGCCTAAATGGTATACATTATTTGTTTCTGGAACAACTGGTTCAGGTAAATCTTATTATATAGCAGACCTTTTGAAACATAATAAACCTAAATTTATATTCATAATGTCTCCGGTGAAAGATGACCCAGCATATAAATCAATGAAACCCGAACCAGTTTATATAGATTTAGACCAATATTTTGATGAATATAATAAATTTTTTGAGATAGAAGATTTACCTCCTGAAAGTGTTGTTATTTTAGATGATATAGATACAGATGGTAAAAAAGCTAAACCATATCAAGAGATTAAAACTCAATTATTAGAAAGAGGTAGACATATCCCCGTATCTTGTATATGTGTAAGTCATGACCCATTAGGTGGTAATGTAAAACATGCAAAAGCTCAAATTAGAGAATCACATTACTATGTAATATTTCCAAAAGCTAATAAAGCACATTGTGAAAATTTTATAAAAAGATATATTACAAAGAATAATGATATAATGAATAGAATGTTAGAAACAGATACAAGAGGTTTATTAGTAAAAAAGACATATCCTTCGTATTATCTTGGAGAACATCAGGTCGGTATAATAAATTAAATATAAATATATAATTATAAAATCTCTATTATAATTATATATGACAGATACAGCCAGAGTAAATAATATTTATTATGATATGAATGTTTATAATCCTACTTCTATACCTATTAAGGCAGAAATTGATAATAAACTCCTTTTCCCTCTATTAAATCAAGCAGACCAATTTAGTGTATCTCTTGCTAAAGCAAAAGTGCCCCTAGATTCAATCCCTCTAACACGGTCAAATTTACCATTAAAACTTTATCAATTAGGTCTAAAAATAGGAACAACTGAAGAGTTAGCATATGTAAGACAAGTAAACGCGAATCAAGATAACTTTTTATGGAATTGTCCAAAAAATTCAACAGTTATAACAAAATATAAATATTCATCAACGGGTATTTTAACACAAATATCAAGTGAAGATATTCAACTTTTAGTTCAAAACGTTTATAATTTTGTTGTAGATGATTTTCAAAATTATTTCGTTGTTGGTTCAGATTCACTTTCAGAAGTTCCAAATAAAGTATATGCTATAAGTTCAGATGGTATCTTATTACAAACTTTAGAATTCGTTCATGTAAAACATATTTATATTGATAGAGGTCAAAACTTATACATATGTGATGAAGCACCTACACCAATGGTTTATATTTATGGTATGTTAAATACCGAAGGACAAGTTAATATTACAGAAAAAGCAACACTGAAAACAAATCAAGCAGGTGACCCTTTATCAAATTTGTTATTTTGTGTAGCAGATGGCGAGATTATAGTGGGTTATAATCAAAATACAGTAACTTTATATAATGCTCAATATGAACCACAGACCGATATAGTAGAATCAGCAATAAAACAATTACAAAATTTAGCAAATATAAACTCTCCAGCTAATACTTATATTTTATCAAATTCTGATCAAATTGATGATGATATTTATGGAACTAAAAATAATGTAGTATATAGAGTTATTGATGATGCTCAGTATACTTTAGGAAATATAGAATCACCCTATGCGATTACTTTAGATGGTAATGGTTGGGGAACGGGACTAAATAACTATTTATATAAAACACCGTATCCAGTTAATACACCTCCAGCAGAATATACACAGGCAAACTCTATAACAACTATTAGAAATGGATGTTTATGGTCGGCACAAAAAACAAATCAGTTATTTGGTTTAGGCTTAACATATTTATATTATTGTTGGAATTATAATAATTTAACACCTACAAATCAGTGGGCATCGTTAGGTGAATTTAAAATTTCAGCAAATCCAACACCTACACCGATAAACGTAGATATTCAATCAACAACAAATAAAATATTTTTAGTTGGTAATGATAATAATTTATATGTATCACGAAATCCAACAGCACAAATGGAATTAATATTTAATAATTTAGTAGGAAACTATCCAACTAATAGTTTTACATGGGGATTAAGACAATGGAATGTAAATGGAAATCAACAAAATTCATTATTAAATAATTTTTCAGTTTGGAATAGTGACATAGTAGCAATGTTTAAACAAGGATATAGATGGTTTGTTGCTTTTGAAGTTCAAGGAGTATGTACGTTAAACATTTATAGTGTTTTTGACAATAGTTTAATCTCCACACATCCAAATCTAGATACAGGTTTTACAGGAATGACATATTTAGATGGTTTCGCATTATTTGCATATCAAAACAGTTCACAATCAATAGTAATGAGAAATGTTTCAACTTTAGCAGTTGTATATACAATACCAAATATTGGTATACTTGCTAATGCAATATGTGAATTAGGTTCGAATCATATTGCGGTATGTGAAGCAGGTATCGATAATAACATTTATATTTATAGTATTCAAAGTTTAACATTGGTCAATACGGTTACATTACTTAATAATGTAAATGTATGCGATATTACTTCTAACCGAAATGATATCTCTAACGGAGCCGTTTCATTATTTGTAGTTGGTCAAACACAACAGAACAATTTAGCTTTAGGACAACAAATTTATAAAATTACATTTACCGATAATACATACATACTAACAGCGGCTCAAAATTTAATTTATACAACTGATAGAAATATTGCACAGATAAATGTTCATGAAAGTATAAGTTCTATAGTATTTATTGAAGGTGATCTTACTTTCTCAAATTATAACAATTTAAGTATAAAGTCGTTATTTCAAAATGCTAGTTATTCAACAAATAATATGGTAACAGCAAATATGCCAAATCAGCCATTTATGGTTAATCAATGGATACCATACAAAGGGACAGTATATTTATCACCAACAACATCAATGACACAAAAATGGACACAAGTTACATCAAATCTACCATTAAAAGCAGTAACTGTATCACGTTCTAATCCAAATAAATTATATGGTTTAGGTTCAGTAGATGGTCTAATATACCAAGGAAATGTAAGTAATAATGCGATAACATTTACACAGATAGCAGAATTTACACAAACATATGATTATCTTTCTAATACACAAAATACAGCACAAACTCTAAGTTCAAAACTTTATCTTTATGGTCTACAATCTCAAAATCTTATAACATCATTAGATTTACAAGATGAATGTGGAGCAATTGCTAGAAATGATGTTAATAATCAATATATGGTATCTTATAAGACACAGAATAAAGTTCAGGCATTAAATGCAGAAACTTTAGCACTACAATTTACATCATCATTAACCGGAGCATATAGAATATTTACAAAGAATGGCTCAGATATAGATGCCGGAACAGTAGATATATATAATATGTCGGTTCTTATAGATGCTATCAATAACGCTTTTACAGAAGCAACAACAAAGATTAATCAAGCATTGGGAGCGGGAACAATAGGAACGGCTCCATCATTATCATTAGATTATCAAACAGGCTTATGCACTCTTTCATATCCTCAAACATTAACATTATCGGGTAATGGTATTCTTTTTAATCAATCATTATTAAATATTGTATATTTTACATCAACATTAGACCAACAATATCAATTATATAAACTAACATTAAATACACAACAAGAAACAACAACCCAGCATGTAAAAACAATAAATAAATTTAATAAACTTGATAAGATTCTATTTCGTTCTAATACAATTTATGTTGTTGGTGCTTATTTTGGTATTAACGATAGTAATAACATATTTTTTGATATAGATTGTCCCACAACTGATTGGATTGAGAATATAGACCAAACAATTTATTTTCAGCCTAACTTTTTAAGAACTTACTTTTTACGCTCAAATCTTTCATTAGATGATATACAAATACAATTATATTATGAGTATAAAGATGGCACTTCTTATGAATTATATATAAATAATGGCGAAAACGTAAGTTTAAAATTGCAATTTATCCAAAAATTTTAAATAATAAACTAAAATGATATAAAATATTATTATTTTAGTTATAAAAATAAAATCTATAATAATTATATAATGAGTTCTAATAGAGAAGATATACAGCTTGTTCTTGACAATCGAGTCAATGTTAGTAAAACAACACACGCACTTGTAAAAGTATCAGGTAATAATGTTAACTATTTTGAAGTTCTTAGTGATAGTGCTGGTCCATATAATGGCATTATTAACTTTAATAGTATAATTACTCCATCTCTTGCTTCAACAGTAATTAGTCGTAATCCCCGTATCCGTTATACTGTTCAAATTACAGTTGATGAAACCCAAGGTGTTGCTTTTCCAGCTCCTAGTTATTATCCAGTATTTCCTAATAATGTTCTTAATAGTGCAGTTGTTGCTAATACTGTTCTTCGCGCATTCCCTCTTCAATCAATTACATCTACACTTTCCCTAACAATTAATGGTGCTACTACAACCCTTAACTCTCGTATGATGCTTGACTGGATACAACGTCGTCTAGATAAACATTGGGTAATGAACCAAGCAACTGAATGCCCTTGCCAACCTGATAATCTTGCTGGTCTTGTTGCTGATGGTAATCAAACTCCAGCACTTGCATCGGGTGCTGGTAGTCTAGTTTCACTCACTGTAACTGGTGCTGGTGCTATTACAGACGTAAATGGTGTCGCAGTTGCTGCTGGCACTTATACAGCATCAGTTGCTGAATCAAATTTTAATCAATTGTCGCACGCAAATCAAGTCCTTTCTCGTTATGAGAATTCTCTTGGTGCTAATCGCGCATCATTTAAACCTATATCTATCACTCCAACATATGAAGTAACAGCCGTAGGTACTTCAAATGCTCGCGTTATTGTATTCGAGATTTCTGAACCTCTCATAATTTCACCATTCACAACTTATGATAATGAGACATTCCTTGCTAATATCAATACTATGTCAATGGTTTTTAACCTTCAAAATAATAAAGATATGCTTGTATCCGCATTATCAAATTTAGTATTACCAGCCCCAACAGGAACAGGATATAATCCAGCATGTATTACAGATGCAAATTTTAAAATTTCAGATGCTCGTCTTGAATGGGAGTATATCCAAGTTCCTCAAGACCTTGTCACAATTCCCCCTGTAGTTTCATATCCATATGAGAACTTAATCTATTTCAATAAACAATTTTCAGCAGTAAATGGAGGTAATAATATGAGTGGTATTAACTCTGATACAATTCGTTTTTCAGCTCAACCTGATTTAATTGCTATCTATGCCCGTCAAACTTTGAATAACAGAGACGCATCAACTCCTCAAAGAACTGCTATAACAGACACATTTTTTGGTATTGGTCAATGGTCATCTGGATCATCATTAGCTGGTGTAAGTTTTAATTATGGGGTAAAATCTGGACTTCTTGCCTCAGCTTCTGCAAAAACTCTTTTCCGTATCTCTAAACGTAATGGCTGGAAAGGTTCATGGAACGATTGGTGCAATGGTCAAGCAGTTCTACTTCTTTCACCAACCCTTGATTTAGGGCTCGATTTACAGGCAGGCGATTGTCTTCCGGGTGAGGCTGCTGCTAACCAAAACTTCCAATGTAATATGGTTTTTAACGACCAACCATTCCAATATGCTGGTTGCTCTCAAGCACAATATGCCCTCGAACTTATGGTTTGTCCAGTATATCGCGGTGTTATTAACATTACTCCAAATAGTGCCCTCTTTAATCTTGGAGAACTTTCTCACTCTGAAGTTCATCAAGCCCTTCAAACTCAACCAAAAGATGGTCGTATGATTAGTGATGAAGTTGTTAAACCAACTGTTCAAGGAGGTTCTCTTTTTGGTACTCTTAAATCTCTTGTAGGCACTACTGCTAATGCTCTCAAATCTGACCTCGGTCAGAAAGCCCTTGGGTATGTTGCAAGTATGGCAGGTAAAGGTTATCGAAAATAGATTAATTAATTAATTAATTTAATA